CACCCACAGTACGCAGATAGATTTATCAGACAGTATATTCTTGATGAAGAAATATGGAGAGGCAAACAATGAAGCACTACAAACCAATTAAATGTGTAGTCTGTAGCAAGATATTTACACCGACCGCAGCTAACCAAAATACGTGTTGCGAAGCACATAGACAGCAGAGGGCTACGGAATTAAGAAAAATCAGAGAAAAGAAAAGACTCAAAAGAAAGCCTGTTAAGAAAAACAAACTTGCGGAAATCTGCGAGCTTGCTAAGAGTAAGGGCATGAGCTACGGACAATATATGGCAGAACAGTATAAAAAAGAAGTGATGATAAGATGAACAGCAGAACTATGAGTGATATAGAGCCGATTAAAAGACAATGTGTATACGAGGACAACAAGCCGTGCAACAGCTCATGCCGATACTCAAATACTTGTATACACAGTGCAAGCAAAACCGAAGAATAGGAGATAGGCTTATGAAGTTTTCAAAACTTACTAAGCCGGAACTTGAAGAAATTTTGAAAAATGCCAATTTCACCGATGAGGAAGCGGAAGTTTTTGAGTTGCTAGTTGCTGATAAAAGCCTTGAAGAGGTATCACAGAGACTATTAATCTCGAAAACGACCACTTCCCGGAGAGTGGCAGACATTAAAGAAAAGATAGAAAGGAGTCAGGCGATGATTAACAAAGTGCCAATATGGGAAAAGGTAACGCTGACGATTGATGAGGCCGCAGAATACAGCAATATCGGAATTAACAGAATCAATGATATGCTTAATAATCCCTCGTGCCCTTTTGTACTTTTTGTCGGGAGAGGTAAGCGATTAGTCAAGCGCAAGGAGTTTGAAAAATACCTCGAAAAGACAGATAGCATATAAATAGATATATTGAATTATAAGCCATTATGTAGTAATATAGAAATTATCATATAATGGCTTTTGATTTTGAAAGGAGCCATAAATCAGTATGGGAAAGGATTTGAGAGGAAAAGAGCTGGGGGTCGGAATAACCCAGCGCAAGGACGGACTCTATCAGGGCAGATATAAAGATAGGTTCGGCAAGAGCAAGACAATTTACAACAGCAAGTTGTCAGAACTGCGGAAAGAACTTAGTAAAGCAGTGGCTGACAATCAACAGTCCACAAGTGTTAGAGACAGCATTACCCTTGATGTGTGGTTTGACAGGTGGATGAATGTATACAAGAAAAAGAGAGTGCGCCCCAATACCATTAGGGAGTATACGCATATATATAAGAAGAACATTTCACCATACTTAGGAAACCATGAAATAACATCTATTCGCAAGTCAGACGTGCAGTTACTTATCGACAAAGCTTCTGACGATAACTATAAGTATGAGAGGCAAAGCAAAATCAAGGTTATTTTAAATGACATGTTCAGTAGAGCTATGGAAGACGACCTGATGATTAAGAATCCGGCGAAAGGTGTAAAGTTGAGAGTAGACAAGGAAGTTAATGCTTTTGCATTGACAGTAGAGCAGCAGAACGAGTTTTTTGAAGCGTGCAAGGGCACGTTTTACGACAACATGTATAATGTGGCGGTTAATACAGGCTTGCGCCCAGGAGAACTGTTTGCACTCACGATTGCAGATATACATATGGATGAGGGATATATTGATGTTAATAAGACACTTGTGTATCAGAAATACCTTGAAGATAAAGGCAAGACATTTCATGTTGAGCCACCAAAAACCAAGCAGAGTTACAGACACGTACCAATTAACAGTGTGTGCAAAGAATATCTAACTAAACAATTTGAGCTTAAAAAGATAGTTTCAGAACGCAGACCCAAGGAACAAAACGAATATTTGTTTGTTACAAGGTTCAATACACCGATTAATTCGGTTATATATAGCGACTCTATACGTTCAGTTGTAAGACGGATAAATGACACAAAGAGCAGTGACAATGAATTTCCGTTTTTTAGCGGTCACACATTCAGACATACGTTTGCGACAAGATGTTTTGAGTCAGGCATAGAGCCGAAAGTTGTTCAATCATATTTGGGTCATGCAACACTGAAAATGACAATGGACTTGTATACACATGTTACACCCGAAAAATCGTTTGCTGACATTGAAAAAATCGTTAGCACCGACAACAAAATCATAGAATATAGAAGAAAATGTGTGTAGTAAGTGTGTAGTAGTACACACAATCAATTCACAGAATGTTGAAAAATCAACGCTCGTAGGGCATTTTTATACTAAAACTGGTAAAATTATTATGTATATCAAGGAGTGCCATACGATTTCGTAAATAATGGCGCAATCCTAGGAAAATAAAGGGTCTGCGGAGTTTTCGTAAAATCGTAAAAAATATAAAATTCTATGTATTTTAATGCATTTTAATGCGAAAAGTGTGTAGTAACTGTGTAGTAACCACCCCAAAAAGTGTGTAGTAAAAATTGTATATAGAAAAGCCATTATATGACACAAATATGAGAAGAACATGGAAATGCTCTTCTCTTTTTTTATGCCACAATTTAGGCATAAGGAGATGATGTTATGTTTGACGATGAAGTAAGAGAACAAATATTTGCTAAAAGCGAGTTACAGAAAATCGACTTAATGACATTATCCCTTGTCATTAAAGCGATAGAGGAAGTTTTGGAGGAAAATAAAGATGAACATGCCGTATCAGCAACCAACGATGAATTATACACCTAATTATGGAGCGTATCAGTACAACCCAATGGCGAGCTATCAGAGATACCAACAGCCCGAGCCAACACAAGGCATAAGTGGTAGAGTAGTACAAGCAGTTGAGACTATTAATCCCAATGAGGTGCCAATGGATGGCAGTGTAGCATTTTTTCCAAAACAGGATTTAACAGAGATATATGCCAAGAGCTGGAATGCTGACGGAACAATACGCACATTGACTTTTAAACCGGTTCTAAATGGTAAGACAGACATTTTATCGGGTGACACGGAAAAGCTTGAATTTGACCTATCAGAGAAAGCCACAGAGGGTATCATGGCAAAGCTCAACGAACTATCAGAGAAAATCGAGCAATTATCTTTAGGGGTACAAAGAAAAACTTCGCGAGCACAAAACAAGGAGAGTGAAAAAGCATGAATGTAATGGGAATAATGCAACAGATAATGAGCAATAATCGCGTAATGAAAAATCCAATGATTCAGAATGCAATGAGCATGGCTCAAAGCGGAAACAGCAAGGGAATTGAGCAAATGGCAAGAAATCTATGCAAGGAAAAAGGCATTAATCCTGATGATGTAATGAAGCAAATTAGAGGTAATTTTGGAATATAGCATATGAGAGAACGTGCGCACGGCTCTTTATGAAATAAATTTTGGAGGTAAAACAGATGTTCAACACAGGAAATTGTCCAAGCGTACCTATTGTGGCGAATTTGGATGGAAACAACGGAAATAACTGGAATGACGGCTCATGGCTTTGGTTCCTTATCGTAGTATTTGCGATATTTGGGGGCTGGGGTAACGGCTTTGGTGGTTTCGGTGGCACTAATGGTGGTGTCGGCAGCGAAATTCAGAGAGGTTTTGACAATCAGGCAGTTATCAGCAAGTTAGATGGTATTTCTAACGGCTTATGTGACGGCTTTTATGCTATGAACAACAGTATGCTCACAGGCTTTAACGGCATCAACACAAATATCATGCAGACCGGCTATGGCATACAACAGGCAGTAAACGCTGACACAGTTGCTAATATGCAGAATACCAACGCTTTACAGTCACAGCTTGCTAACTGCTGCTGTGAGACGAGAGAAGCCATCCAGGGAATTAATTACAACTTAGCAACTAACACTTGTGCTTTACAAAACACAATGAATAGCAACACAAGAGACATCATTGATAGTCAGCAGGCAGGAACGAGGGCTATTCTTGATTACTTATGTACAAAGGAAAATGCGGATTTGAGAGATAAGGTGCAGAAACTTGAACTTTCTGCTTCACAGGATAGACAAAATGCACTTCTGACTACTGCAATGACAGCACAGACACAGCAG